CCTTCTTTAAGTTAAACTACATACGGCCCTACACAGGGCCGTAGCCCTTATCGTCCGTTCCCAAACGTGACTTGCGTATTTCGCTCTTTAAAGATTGGCATACGCTTGTCATTCTCTCTGTCAACCTGTGCGTCCACGGACTCCATCTGGCCCTCGGCCTGTGCCATGTAATACGCTTGACGCTGGTTGAACATCTCTTGTGGTATCTTGCATAACACAAGACCCCCTACCTCAATCAAACCAGAGTTCTTAGCATCAACGTCAATCGCCAGCATCATCTCAGGGTGATCCTCTAAACGACAAGGTTCCCATCCTTCACGCAACGACTTAGACATATTGGTTGGATCACCAACGCCCATCATTGACTTCCGAATCCATTTGTACTCCCAACCTTCTTGGCGCGCTGGTTCCGGTAATAAATCCGCCGGTTTCCACATCCTCTGGCGTGTAGTCGCATCACGACTTTCGCTATCACGTGGTTGGCGTGCCAAATTCTCGGTGAGACTCATATCTCGTTTAGTCATGATTATTTCTCCAGTTTAGCAACTTCAATAGCATACTGCTGAGGGGTTATACCCATCTTGCGTGCTACGGATAGTTGTGATTGAGTTAGCGTTACCTTTGTCGCTTTGTTAGTCGTCCGATTTACCGGAGCTACAACTGACGCGGTACGTTTTTTTGGTGCGTCCCCCCACTCGTGGTCAGGGAACATATTGCGCATTTCTACGTTGAGCTTACTGTAATACTGAGCAGCATCGCGCTTAGGATCAATACCCTCGGATACTAGTTCATCGTGGATTGCGTAGGCCAAGTTGGTCATACGCATGTTTTTACCAAACCACGTGTTCTTTTCAGCCCACTCAGTTACTTCCGGATCAGGTTCTGGGACCTCATCTCTAGCGACTTGGCGGCTTTGTACCATAGGGTTTTGCTCTTGTCCAGCATTTTGTTTGCGCTGGGCAGCCTGTTTACCCCACTCTTCCGTCTGCTTTTGCTCTACTGCTGCTAAAGCCATACGTTCCTGAGCATCGGCCATTGCATCAGCATCACCTATTTCATAGGCTGCTTTATAGGCTCGCTTAACTTCCGCCATAGTCATGCTGGCTTTTTCTTTTGTTTGGTTAATGAAAGCCTCTTCACCCTGAATCATGCGGGCTTCAAGCGCTTTTTTCTCCCCAAACAATTTCTTAGACAGCTCGATGGCTTCGTCACGCTCCCGAGCAGCGGCTTCTTTCGCGCGCCTTTCGTCGTGCAACCCATGCTTCATCTTACCAATACGCTTCTTAACTGCATCGGAGTATTCCTCAAGCTCCTCTTCAGAAGGCTCCGGATTATCATCTAGCGGTTTTCTGTTTCTATCTTCTTTTGGGGTATCATCGACTATCTCAAGTTCAATTTCAGGTTCAATAATGATTTCAATCTCGTCTTCCCGGGGTTCAACCCCCGGCTTTAGTGTATCTTCTGGGTTAGGTAAACTCATATATCCTCCTTATCAAACTCGGCTAAAGCCGCGCGGATCAGTTACAACTGCCTCAACAGTATCATCACTTATAAGGCGAAACTCGACACCGTGAATCTTGAACCGCGTGCCTGAATACGCTCGTAATAGAATGAAGTCACCTTTCTTGCAAAAAGGGCCTGTAGGGAACTTGTTTTTATCGGCGTAGCAATCGGGCCCCATCTCAATAACGAAACCAACGACTGTGGCTACCTCATCCTGACGGACAATGGTATCGGCTTTAAGAATACCGCTCTCGTATTTTTCTTCAATCTTAGGGAGGCCTACAAGTATTTTGTAGCCCGTAGGTGTGGGGAGTTGCGACGCTAATTTATCGTCCTTCTCTTCTTTGGAATCGCCTTCAATTTGGTCTCGGGCTTGATCTTTGACAGCTTCTTTCTCCGCGACCATGTGGTCCGGTAGGATGAGCTCTGACATTTACTTCTCCTTACAAGCACAGATTAGCCGGTCTGTGTTCCCGGTGTTGCTACTGTTGCTCGTCGAACCGACGAGTTGTTTCATCTATAACAGCTATCGCCCGCTGGAGGCCCTGCCGTTTACCCACGAGTTCTCGATACTCATCCATACTTTTAACACCCCCGAGGATGCCCGCCTCAATGCTCTGGAGCGCCTCAGCTAGTTCATCTCGGATAATCCGTGCGAAAGCTACCGTACTCATGCGTACCCATCCCCACCCATAGGTGCTTCGGCTTTACGCTTAGCCAGCTCTTGCTGTGCCATCTGCTGCATGACCTTCTGCCTATGAAGCAGTTCTGCGTGACTTAGCTTCTGCTGGTGGGCTTGCTGAACGTGCGCCATACTCTGTTGATGCACCTGCTGCGCTTGCTGTAGTTCTACCGCAGGGTCAATCCCGTGCTGCTCGTCCATCTTGGCCGCGTCAATAATATGATTCACAGCATTCACTTTATCCTGATGCTCATGAGTTAACCCAAGCTTCGCGGCATCGGCCTCTAAACGCCTCATACCTAGCTCGAAGTCCTTGTCGATCTTGTATTTAGACAACTGATTCTTTTCCTTATCAATCTGTATCTGCTCGTTCTGCTGCTGCACAATCGGGTCTTGTGCCGCCTGCTGCGCTTGCTGCTGTGCCGCCTCTGTTTGGTGCTGCTGCAACAACTGCGTCGCCGCCTGAGCCATCGCTATACTGAGTGCCTTCTCTACATCCGGAGTCATCTGTTCATCACCCTGTGGGAGTGGGGCCCCAAACTGCGCCTCGATACGTTTACGGTACTCAAAGGCAATATGTTCCGCGATATGTGCATTTGAAGCTGCCATAATCCCTTGAGCGTTAGGCATCTGCCCTAGTATCTGCGACATATGGGGGTCTTGCTGCGCTGCCAAGTGAATCTTCAGGTGGGACTCGTGATCCTGATAGGCAAATGCCTTAACCGGTTTCCCATTGATGATGTTCATATTCTCAATGATTGGGTCTTTTGGTGTCTGATCTTCGCTGGCCGGTATGAGTTTCTCTACGTTCTTGATGCCTAACGTCACCAGCATCTGACGATTGAGCTCTACTTGGTCATAGATCGCGGGGTTCGCTTGGGCCATCTGGATAATTGCTTGATACTGTACAACACGCTGTGACATAGTTGCAGCGTTAGGATCAGACACTGGGATAATGCCCGTCTGCTCATAGTCCGCTTGTTTAACCTGCCGGCCTTCTTCAACATCGTAGTCATACTCCTCAGGTAGCTGATCCTTAATAATATCCTTCAGAAGTTGCAGCTCTTCCTTCAAGCTAGCATGTAGCCGCGCCTGCACCGCTGTCATAACCTTCAGACTACGCTCTAGAATCGCTAGTGTGGTACCTACCGGAGCTTGCTGGTTCATGTCTGCAGCGTTGAGATCAGACACAGCGGCCATACGGCGACCCTCTTCAACAACTTCTCCGAACAGTGTTAACAGCGTTTGCGATGGCTCTTTGAATGGTAAAGGTACTAGATTATCACGGAGTGAGCCAGAGGGAACATCCACATCACGGAATTCACCGGGTTGTAGCGGGTCGCTGTCGCGTTGGACACGAATACCTTTAGTCTTGAAACCAGCAGGTAGGTTGCTCAGTGTCCCAGCGTCAATCAACTGCCGCAGAATAGAAGTGGCCGACTGCGCGAACCCACCTACAAGATGAACAAGCCCCATACCGTAGAACCCAAAACCGGGGATATAAATGTAGTGCACAAAATGCTGGACGCGCGTCTTGGTCTTGTCGTCGATCTTCCAGTTACGGTAAACTGAAAGAATCTCTTTTGAAGCTAAGTCGAAGGTTACAACATAAGGGATCATGATGCCGGTCATTTCACCGTTTGCATCTACGTCTTCAAAACCTTCAATATCTAAATCGACGTGCATCTCAATAATATCAAGGCGATCATCTTTTACGGCCTTAACTCCTGTTACTTTGTCTTTAGCATCTTTTTTCTGTTTGTTATCCTGTGGTTCATCAAGGTCTACATCTAGGTAGAAACCCGCTACCTGCAGCTTCTTAATATCATTTAAAGACTTCTTCATTCGGTGAGCCAGACGTGGCGCTGAACTGATATCAGTGGCGCCGTAGGAGACTACTAAGTCCTCAGCGGATACAAATACGGATGTCTGCCGATCTAGACTTGGGTCGAAATACACCTTCTTGAAGGCCGAACCCATAATGGCCAAGTTCCACAACATCCGCTCGTGTTCTGGGCGATACTCTTTCATTTGCGTGGTTAAACGCCAGTTGATGTCATTCTCAACACGCTTCGAGGCCTTCTCTTTCTTCTCGCTGGTCTTCCCCATGATGGTGGCCTTACAGATACCTTGAGCGGAGAATATTTCAGTAATACTTTCGGCTTGAAATTTGACCGCCGCCTCAGCCATAAGTGGGTGAGTTACACCACAAGCGCCTTCCCACGGTTCGGTGCGTTCTTCAAAGCCTAAACCGAGTAATTTCACACCTTCTTCAAAGGTTTTTGACCAATCCGCACGCGAATCTATGTCGTTTTGGTACATTTCGGCACATTCTTCGGCAATTTCACCTAAAACCGAGGCATCTATGTCTTCTGCGAGGTTCCGGTAGAACATATCCTCATCGCCGAGGTCCTCAGAATCGGTTTCAAGCCCCTCTGTGCCGTCTTCTTCCTCTGGAAGAACAACTTCAACATCGCCAATCTCAGATTCCCCAGTTAAATCACGATAAGAACTACCTGCGCCAACGCTTTTTTCAATCATTTTTTATCCTTTGGTTCTGGTTTTGGCTCTTTTTTACCAAAAATAGCATCATAGTTCGCTTTATAAGCGTCCGATGTGGGCTTAGAGACTAGCTTATCGCCTGTAACTGGGTTTGTAGTTGCCATTAGTAATAACTCCTCTTTCGATACCCATTCTCTTCCTCATCCTCAGCGTCGGTACTCAGGCGAATAAACCCACCCGTTCTGAATCTCCGCAAGCATAACGTCGTCATATCCACCAAGTCATCGTTCGACCCGTTAGGAAAGTCTGCGCACTGCTCGATAACTTCCTGCGCCCACCGCCGCGCCTTCGGCGCCCATACTAACCCAGACGAAAACATTTCGCTAACACTATTTACGCGCGCAATTTTATCTTGGCCTTTTCCAGGTGTAAATTCTGATACCGGTAAGCCTGCATTACGGAACTCTTGGAACAGCACAGCCCCGTTTGATTTCTTCTCGATCACGAAGCTATCCGGCTGCCAGTTCTCGTATTCAGCGAGCATCGCCTGTTTCAACTCAGGGTACTCCATGCGTTTGGCCCACGAATCAAGCAGAATTATATTGGCTACGGGCTCACCGCGCCCAGATTCAGGGTCACGATAGAACACACCCCACACACCAAACGCGTTAAAGTCTGCACGGTTATGGCTTTCCTGAGCCGCGTCCAAACCCATAATTATATAATCGCACTCTGGCGGATCCTCTTTTTCCCAATCACGCCACCACTCAGCCTTAATCAGCGCACCAGCCTCACCCGTAGGATTCTGTTGGTACTGTGCGTTCCACAGGTACGGGGCCATGACCGCCTTCTTCTTCAGCAGCTCTTCCAACGGCCACCGCTCTGGCCACAGACTCTTTGCCTCCGGTGTATCCTCATTCAAGATCGCAGGGAACTCGATTACTTCCCACTGCTCAGAGTCTGGGTTCTTAGTCATCTGATCAACAAGTTTACCGATCAAATCTGCCTTTGACCATCTGGTATGGATAACCACGCACGCACCATCAGGGGCTAGACGCTGCAGCGGACCCGACTGAAACCAAGTGAACGCCTCGTCAAATACATCGGTATTACCGTTAATCACCGCTTGTTCTGAGAATGGATCGTCAATCACCACCAAGTTCGCGCCACGGCCCGCTAACGCACCGCCGGTTCCCACAGCATAGAATTCACCACCCTTGTTCGTCGCCCACTGACCAGCGGCCTTAGAGTCTGATTTTAAGTCTACCGCAGGGAATACAGTCTTGAATTCTGGTGTTGCAATTAGGTCTCGAATTTTACGACCGAACCCTGTCGCCATATCACTGGTATGAGAGGCCATAATCATTCTTCGGTTCGGAAACTTACCTAAATACCACGCAGCAAAAAGATATGAAGTGAGTAACGACTTACCAAATCGGGGGGCAATTGAGAGCAGTACCCTCCGTTTTTTACCTGAGGCTACATCTTCTAAAATCTGGGCAATCCGCTTATGGTGCGGACCTACCATGAATATCTTAGGCTCAGTCTCAATCTGAAGCACTGGTGCAACCTTGTGTGCAAACGCAATAAGCGAATCCCGTGCATTGGAAGACTCTTTTCTAGCCTCTAGCTCTTCAAGCATCAACAGCAGTTCAGCTTGTTCCCGTGGTGGGAGCTTATGCAGGTTGGCAAGGAGATGCCTGACTTCATCCGGGGTAAAAGCGATAGTCATTCTAGGTCTTTGAGTAACTTCATTGGGTCGATGTCACCTGCCGCATGCGCATCTGAGGCACCGATAACTTTCCCTTTAGCAGGCAGCACCTGAGCATCTTCTACATCCATGAGGATGGTGAGCTTCTCCCTGAGCTTGGCCTCAATAGTATGCGTCGCTTGATGGTGTATTGTCACCTCGGTCTTCTCGGTAAATAAGCCAACGTCGCCAATCTTACCTAAGAGTTCTAGGGCTTTCATCCTGATCTGTGGGTTCTTGTCGTTTGACTCCTCAATCAGACGGTTCGTCACGAACGTCCTTATCTGTGCAGCGTCTTTAACTAGGGTGTGGTCATACTCGTCGAGGAGTAATCCTAGCTTTGCTATAGCTGCAGGGGGAGTATTCTTTAGTGGTAGCACACCGGTGAACGCATCTCGTGCATTAAAAGCTTCTCCCTCGGAGAGCTTCATCTGTAAACCGTGATTGCCCAGTAGTGCCATAGAGCGTGCCAAGGCGCGGGCCTGCTCAGCATCGTCCGCAGGTCTGTGTATCACATCCTCTTTTACTCGTTCCAACTTCGGGGTAAACCCCGGTGGTAGTTCTTCGTTCATGGGCGCTTCGCTGTGCGAGGAGGCCGCATGGTAACACTTTTTGGATTTTTATAAAAATTTTATTTTTGACAGTGAATCTTTTTGGGAGGGGTATATACTTGGGTCATCTGTAGGGCTATTGTTTTAAAATTTGTGGAGAGTGTGAAAAACTCAGTGTATAGAGGAGTCCCAGTGAATCGTCAAAAAGGGGTGATGCCCCCACCGTACCCCTCACGCCTCGCACATATACAGTATATAGAGAACGCGCGGTTCATCTTATTGTTAGGAAATAATCGGTCTAGTTCTAGACTGCGCTTGCTATTTCTATTCGTTAAGGTATAATGGCAACACTCGCTAATCAAAGCGGGCTAACCTAAGAAAAGGAAACACCATGAACACTTATAACAATTCTATTGAAGCCCTTGTTAACGTCGTATTTACTAAAGTGGACGGCGTTACTACCCGAACATTAAACAAGGTTGAGATACCCGCGAAGGCTCTGGATGTCGCCCTCATCGTTAAAGCAAAGGCGATAAATGACGCGCAACAAAACCTTTTAGCCTTGCAAGTAGCAAACGGAGTGTTGATCCCCGAATTCAGCGCGACAAAGATTCTAGGACACCGCACCGCGAAAGGATGGCAAACTCTCAACAAGCTGTCAGCTGTAGTTAAAGCCATCGCGCTAGATGCGAAAAAAGCCGCTAAGCTGACCGCCGCCGTAAATCTCGTTATTGAAAATGCCGAACGTAAAACAGCCGTAAATATCGACCTAATCCATACCGCTGCGAAAAAATGCGGGCTAATTGTGGTTGAGGTTAAAGTGGGCGAAGCAAAAGAAACAGACGCGGACAAGGTAACAGCCGAGGCAACAAAGGCGTCAAAGTTTGCAGTTTCGGCCTTCCTCGCTGAATATACCGCTCAAATGTTAGACAAAGGTGCAATCACCGCCGCACAAGCGAAGGCAATCAAAGCCGGTCTTTCAGCCAAGTAGTCTAGAAGTAGACCGCGCCCTTCGGGGCGCATAACCAAAGGAGTTATATATCATGAGCCAAACTTTAGAAGACTTCGCAACACTGTATGACCTAGACTTTACCGATATGTTAGATTTTACCCTACCGCAGGGTGTGAGCTTGCATGACATCGTGGTGGCAGAAAACTCCCTACATCATCGCGGCGCGACACTGGCCGAGGTGTATCAGATAGAAAATGCCGCCTACTAGTCCACAACCCTACTGCCCCGCCTAACCAGCGGGGCTTTTTTACGCCCTCATTTTCTTACCCCGCCTAGCCAGCGGGGTTTTTCTCGTCTAGTTCTAGACCAAACCACACCCCCAGCGGAAACTCGCATCAGTCATGAAAGTCCATAGTCGTCCGCGCATAGTCGTCAGTCTAGTTCTAGACGACCGGTAGCCCCTCGCACTTCCTCTGCCATACTCAGGAGGATTTTATTTGCTTTGATCAGGTCGTTGATGTCGCTAGGCATAACCCCGTTCTCCACGTCCGCCAACTGGTCTTTCAACAATGAATCAATCAACCCCATCTGAGCCTTAGCTACGAGCAGATTGTTACTCACCCGAACCAGTGTTCGACTGTTGTAGGCAATACCCTGCGCTGCCATAAGTGTGTAGCCATCCTGTTTCCCCATAAGGAGCTTGATACGCCGCCTCAGAGCCGCTGTAGCCGCTTTGTAGTCCGCGAGCAAGGCCACACGTACCTGAGCACGTTTTAAATGGCTTAGGCGGCCTCCTGACGAGCTTATGGCACTCTCCAGCTGCTTCTTACTCTCACGTTTCGCTTGCATGTAGCGCTTCGCATACAGATTACCCTCGCACCGTACACACACATCAGACCGAACACGACCTCTCCGCACATAGTCATAGCGTTCAAATCGAAGGGTGTTGCACACCGCGCAGGCCTTCTTAGGGGTGTCGGGGTTGTTGTAGGCCTGTATGAGCGTATCCAACCGATTGTAGGCATCTTGCAGCGACTTAGCCACGCTCCGCGATTCAGGCATGTGGTTGTAGGCGGCTTGCATATCCAAGTATCGGGTGTGTGCGCTCTTAATTTTCTCTTCAATTCCGTAGTGAGTAGCCATGATGTTCTCCAAGTTTTGAAGCGTCCAGCATACCACAAATGACCTTGTTCCACATAACACCGTCAAAATTGAGAAAGGAACATTGAGGTGGAACAGAGGCTTGCAACCATAGGGAGCATGGGTTTGGAGGGGCTAGCCGGAAGGCATTGTTAGACTTTTTAAGTTGCGGGGGTTGTGAGGGTGGAGCAAACCGAAGAACCCGCACGGCTGCAATGGGTGTGGTGTGTATTCTTTATTATATTTAATTAAATTTATATATATATAGACAGAGAGATGTCTTTTCTTTTTCGGTCGTGCTGGTGCGCTCTTTTTCGTAGGAACTCCCATATATGTTTGAAAAAACAGCACAGATGCAACTCTCGCACAATCTTTCCTATACCCAGCGGGCGTTCCCCATTTGTTCCACCTAAACAACCCCCTCCCCCACCTTTACCCCTATGTCCATGATTTTTAATGCTTTACCTTAATGCGTTTCTCACGGTTTTTAAACCGGAAATTCCTAGCACGTTAAGAACCTCACCCCTCTCCGCCCATTGCCTTCGTAAAACACCCTTTGCATCATTCACGATTGACCCCCTATTGACAACAAGGTCATTATATGCTACAATATATCCCTATCCTGAAAAAAGGGGCAAAAGAACACTTTCAAACTGCCTTAACAGTATAGAACTATACGAAAGGACACAAAATGAAAACGATAAAGAACAACGCTGGGCGCATCGTGGCAACGATGACGATAATCAAGTATCTGAAGCTCACCGTACAGGAGCTACGAGCCTTAAAGGAGCTGCCATGAGAAGAACCCTGACCTATAGTAGTGCGTACCTCTTTGAGCGTGGGGCTTATACAATGCGCAAACTGGGTTTTACCCTCGCGTGCAAAGAGTGCCTACCGGATGGGCGGATTGAGGTGATATGGGTTAAGAACTGACAAGGGGTTGATTTGCTTAGGTATTTATGCCATAATGCCACACCGTTGAGAAACAAAGAACACCAAGCGGTCTAGAACTAGACGTAAAATATGAAAGGAACATCATGAACCCAAACGAACTGCTGACAGACATTGCATCGCGCACCCGCCGCATCGAAACAAAACTAACCCGACTGATCACAGGTGATGGTGATCAAGGCGTCACTAAGTTGGAGTATGACCTAGTGCGCGAAACGACAGGATGGAAGATAACCTTTAACTCTGCATCAGTAACGCTGTATAGCATTGCGAAAATTATAGACCTTGAAGGCGTACCCGCCGGAGACTTCGTGGACTGTTACGACAATGACCGCTATATGGTAACGGTGTTAAACGAAGTATAGAACTAAACCACGAAACGAGATGAAGCAGTATAGAACTAAACCACGAAACGATATTAAGGAGAATTAAAATGCCAAGAGAATCTATAAATCACTACAGCTCCAAGATCAATTCAATGGAGCTGCTGCTCGATGTGATGGTGCAGGATACAGACAAACCATACAACGACTACGCACTAGGCCTAAACGGAAGCGCGCCGCTGGGTGGCGTAGACGAAGAGTCATTCTGGAAGTGGCGCGAGCAGCTCCGCATGGATAGCGGTGCGTATGAACCCTTAGCCTTGCCTGTGCGACAGGCGATTCATAACAACGACATAGGCGTACCCTATCTACACTTCCTGCATGTAGCCCAAGGCGGGACGGAGCAAGCGATGGTTGCGTTCACGGAGAACGAGGATAAGGGTAAGCGTGACTTGCAGCTGCGGGTCGGACTAGGTAGGTATCTGCGCCGCCTTAACCCTGATATTGATAACGAGGCAATCAAGCACATCACGAACGTGTTCAACTATCATCATGGGAAAGAACAAGAGGTTAAATTCTCTGAGGCTGAGGAAGACTTTATCCGCGTGATTGACAAAGGGTGTACCGAGAGTTGCATGCAGGGGATGAGTTACAAAGGACACGTGCACCCAGCGGCGGCGTATGCCTACGGGGATATTCAAATTGCATGGTTGGAAGATGCTGACGGTAACATCTCGGCTCGAACCCTAGTTAACAATAGGAAGTGTAGCCGTATCTACGGGGACAAGGATAAACTCGAACCCGCGCTGGCACTGTTAGGCATCGAGCCGGAAGTTGGGGCACTCACTGGATGTCGTCTGCGTAAGATAGAGAATCGTAACGGTTCGGGGTACATCATGCCCTATGTGGATCGCGGGATAGGTTCAAGCGGCGGTGCGTTACATGCGGACGAAGCTGCGGATTACTGGGAGTTATGCGTTAGAGGCGGGGATATTGATACTACCGATGGGAACACTTATGACGGGGTAACTCAGGGCGACCAAGGTGAGCAGTGCTGCAACTGCGGGGACTATGCAGACGAAGATAACATGACATATGTCGAAGATAACGGGATGGTGTGTCAGGCGTGCCTAGACGGCTACTACAGGTACGCAGTGGTAGACCTCCGAGGGAACGAAGAGTATGTACACGTTGATAGTGTTACTTATGTTGAGTGTAACGATACCTGTTATCTGGACAGCCTAGACCTTAGCGAATTTGATTTAACCTACGCTGAGAGCAGGAATGAGTGGATAAACATAGATGATTCCGTGGCGGACATTGATGGGAACACCCAGCACTCAGAAGATGTTTGCAAAGTCGGAGAGAATTCAAACGGGGGGATTTATATTCTGGATGGTGAACTGGGTGACTATAAGGGCAGTCTATACCTTGTCGATGGTGATTGGGTGCACGAGGATAGTGATGAGTATGCAGCGGTCTGTGAGCTATTGCGTAGCATGTACATCTGTTTAAAGGATATCTATACAGCTTATAAAGAGTTCGTTAAGGCAGGTAATTGGTCTAGGAATTTTGCCACAGGCCTACCGCATAACAGTTTGATGTGTGGCCTTTTAGCGAAGATGATGCGCGAGGAAGAACAACAAGCGCAACGCTTAGCAGCATAACCGGAGATATACATGAACACACTATTAGAAATCCTAAACCTTAAGCGTCCGCATGGCGGGCGTAATGAGGTGTATATCGGGCAACACTTGATGAGTCAGATGCCGATGGAGTTTGTGACTTCATGCAACGATAAGGGACAGGTGATGGCGTACATCTACACTACAGACGAAGAGTCGAGCACGCTGTTCGTCGCACACTTGGACACGGTACACAATGATGAGAAAGAACCAAACCCTGTACAGTATGACCAAGAGCTGGGCATTATGTATAAGACAGATGGCACAGCACTGGGTGCGGATGATGGCGCAGGAGTTTGGTTACTGTTCGAGATGATGAAGGCGGGTGTGAAGGGTACGTTCATGTATACCGTAGGAGAGGAGCGCGGCGGGGTGGGGGCGCGATGGGTGGCTGATAACTGCTCAGGCTTTATGCGTGAGTTCGACCGGGCGATTGCCTTTGACCGTGCGGGTACTAAGGATGTGATAACGCACCAAGGGTGGGGACGATGCTGCTCGGATGATTTTGCCCAGGCGTTGAGTGACAAGTTGAACGTCTCGGGGTTCGAGTACCGTCCGGATGATACCGGGGTGTATACAGATACAGCGGAGTGGGTTGCCCTTATCCCTGAGTGCACGAACATATCATGCGGGTATGCAAGCCAGCACAGCGGAAACGAGACGCAGGATGTAGACTTTCTTTTTACCTTGCGGGATGTGTGTCTAGAACTAGACTGGGATTCGCTACCTGTTAGCCGCGACCCTGCAGTGGAAGATAAATGGACAAGCTGGAGAAATGAGACCAGTCATGAAATCATGAGCTTCGACGACATCATGCGGATGGATGATGAGGATATATATGACTACGTGTACCAGAACCCCGATGCAGTGGCTGAGATGCTAATTGATACGAAGGGCGGAGGGGGTAGTTACGAAGTAGCAGCACAGGACAAAGCATGGAGTTGGTTTTACGGGGAGGAAATGAAATGATTAACGATAAAGGCGAATTAGTAATTACGTGGTGCGTGGAAGATATACTGATGCACGCAAAAAGCAGCGGCGTAAAGTGCGGTAAGAAGAAAGCCGCTTGGGTTCTCGAGAGGATGGACTACTTTCACGATTGCACCATAGGTATCACTTGGGAAGTAATTGATTTTTGGTTAAATGAGGAGATGCCGAAATGAATGAAGAAAACCATGCACTACAACAAGCAGCCGCCCAAATGAATGCTATCGCAGAGATGGTTGCTACGCTTGCTGTTGACTACGAAGATGCAGAACGACGCATCCAAGAAGACCCACTGAGCGTTCAGGTTCGCAGCGGCTGGTACACCCCCGGTGATGCGTATTCACCTGAGGAGTTTGAGATTCTCTTATGTACTGGCGGCCCGGCGGTTCGCATCATCGGAGACTTGGATGAGTATATGCAGCCAGCGCGGCCTCGACTTCAGTATCAAGACTGGGGTACGCCTTGGACAGAGTATTTTGGGGCTAACCTTGATAGAGAGGCACTGCTTGCATACTGCCAGCGGTTTTGGTTTGGTGAATAATTAAGGAGAACTATTATGGCTGGATGCTACGGGAATCACCCCGAAGATAGATATTTTGAGCGTGAACTCTACACCTATTTAGACAGCCAGTGGGCTGATGAAGATGGGTTTGAAGCCGCGTGTGATGCAGCAGACGATGAACGCAAACGGCGCAAGGAAGAGAGTCTAGAACTAGACAAATGACGCCGATGGGTATATAGTAAATAACATTCGGAGGAGTGCACATGAACAGAATTGAATACGAAGAACCCGAGAGCATGCTCTCCATCTACGCGATGGAAGCCCTAGTCGTAGTAACGCTAGTCGCTATGGTGTATGCAGTCGTTTACTGGGGAGCAGGGTTATGAACACTAGACGGTATGGCAGGGTCAACGAAGTGACAGCAGTCATTAACGCTGTTCCAGCGGGGAAGGAGTTCACGGCAAAAGACATCGCGGCGCAGCTTCCGCAGTACACAACGCCGCAGGTCGCACGAACTATTGTTGACCTCGTGAAAGTGAAAGAGCCATTGATAGCAGCCGTTGCAACTAAGCGCCGACCCGAAGGAGGTAAGGCGATGAACGTGTACTGCCGTAAAGCCGTGAGCTCAGGTTATAAAATAGATGCGGAAGTCGGCGGCGTATGGTCTGACTTGTTTATGAAACCCGTACCTGTGCCGAAGGGTCGAGTACATTCTTTAGGGGTTAGATGATGAGAGCCTACACAATTAGAGAGATCGTCATTGACACAATGCACTCGCTCGGACTAACCATACCGCGCCTGATTTTAATTATGTGTGTTGTTTTTTGGGTGGGATATTGGGGAGGGGTTTGAAATGAAATTTGAAATTAAAAACAGGTTTACTGGGTCGGTTATGTTTAGTCTCGAAACAACATCAATTAAATTATGTGTTGAAGCGGCTTGTAGATCAAAAGCTAACTTGCGCGAAGCTGACTTTAGTGGTGCTAACTTGTTCGGTGCTGACTTTAGTGGTGCTAACTTGCTCGGTACTAACTTTAGTGGTGCTGACTTGCGCGGTGCTGACTTTAGTGGTGCTAACTTGCTCGGTACTGACTTGCGCGAAGCTAACTTGCGCGGTGCTGACCTGCGCGGTACTAACTTTAGTGGTGCTGACTTGCGCGGTGCTGACCTGCGCGGTGCTGACCTGCGCGAAGCTGACTTGCGCGGTGCTAACTTGCGCGAAGCTAACTTGCGCGAAGCTAACTTGCGCGAAGCTAACTTGCGCGGTGCTGACCTGCGCGGTGCTGACCTGCGCGAAGCTGACTTGTGCGGTGCTGACTTGTGCGGTGCTGACTTGCTCGGTGCTGACTTGTGCGGTGCTGACTTGCTCAGAGCTAACTTGCGCGAAGCTAACTTGCGCGGTGCTGACTTGTGCGGTGCTGACTTGTGCGGTGCTGACTTGCTCGGTGCTACTTACAACAACGGTTTAAAAATCTCTATTCAGCCGCTACAAGTTTTAGGTACAAGGTATTTCGTGCTTATTTTAGACAACCACATCAAAATCGGATGCGAGTTTCATTCTCACGAAGAGTGGACTAATTTCACCGATGAAGAAATTGAAAGAATGGATTCAGGCGCGCTTGACTGGTGGAAGGAATGGGGTGGATTTATTTTGTCAATGTCACTTGGACACCAGCAGAGAATTGCGAGGATGAAATGAACGAGAGAGAAAACTTTTTGAGAATTGGTAAGAAGTACACGGTTGGTTTACTGTTGGATTTTTTAGGGGGTGAAAGTGAAAACATATAAAGTAGAAGTTGATTCGCATGGAGATATGCGTTGGTATAATGAAGCAGGTGAACTCCATCGTGAAGATGGTCCGGCTATTGAATATGCCGATGGATTAAAATACTGGTATATAAACGATGAACGTCATCGTGAAGATGGTCCAGCTTGTGAATATGTAGATGGAACAAAAGCGTGGTATAAAAACGGTGAACTCCATCGTGAAGATGGTCCAGCTATTGAATATGCAGGCGGATTAAAAGAATGGTTTAAAAACGGTAAATTACATCGTGAAGATGGTCCTGCTTGTGAATATGCAGATGGATCAAAAGAATGGTTTAAAAACGGTGAACGCCATCGTGAAGATGGTCCTGCTTGTGAATATGTAGATGGAACAAAAGAATGGTTTATAAACGGTGAGCGCCTTACTGAAACCGACTTTAACGCTAGGAATCAAGCTGTTGAAGCGACTGTCGAAGTGACTGTCGCCCAGATCGAAAAGATTCTTGGGCATAAAGTTAAAATTGTGAAAGGTTGAAAATGAATGTTATTCCAAATGTAGTAGTAAGCATAGTTATAATTATTACCTGTCTTACTGTTGGTTTTGCTCTGGGTAAGATAGATGAGCGTAGCTCGTATCGCACCGCCGAATGTACATCAAAAGAAGGCTCTATGATTACGTATAACGGTAGCGTAATTTGTGCAAAAGTAGAGAAATTGAAATGAGTGGCGATCAAGAGCATGAATTGTTTGGGGAATGGTGGACGCACGATTTTTGGGGCAGAGAAGATGTAGTAGAAAACCCAAGCCCAGAAAAAGATGAGCACTTTGCCGCACTTTCAGCTTGGCAATCAGGACGCGCACCACTGCTTAAGCGCATCGAAGAGTTGGAGATGGACGAATTGCACATGATATTAGATTAGCTAATCTAGCCAACGCCTGTTACCAACAAGGCCGAGAGGATATGCACAAGCTAGTGATGGAAACATGGGCTGCGCCGTGGAGTATGAATGACTTGCACATATCAGATAGATTAAAGGAGTTGAAATGAAAAAATTACTTGAAATGCTTGCGCTTGGGCTAATCGCATTCGTGATTGTATTTGCTGCGGTATATGGAATTAGATTGTTCTCTCAAGCGACAACGCCGATTAACCTTGTATCGCCTAAAGCTGGAATAACCTGTGCAACTATGTCCACTTCAGATGGTGCGGCAATCTCGTGCTGGAAGGATTGAAATGAACAACGTTGTTAATCTCAGCGAATACAAGCCTCACATACAAGGCCAAGCTCGTTGCTTAGATTGCAAGCATGAATGGCAAGGCGTAGCGCCAACTGGAACAGAGTGGCTTGAATGCCCATCATGCAGCCTAGTGCGCGGTCGGTTTATTCACCCTCACTACTGGAACGATAGCCACTGGCAATGTGGATGTGGCAATGATTTGTTTCAGGTTACGGTAGAAGGGATCTATTGCCCGAACTGTGGCGCGTGGCAAGATTTTGGGAAGGATTTGAAATGAATGAAGTGGCAAGCAGGGCGCGCACCACTGCTTAAGCGCATTGAAGAGTTGGAGAATGCACTTGCGTATTCTGGCACATCATCGTCAATAGCTACCGCTAGACCAATCGGAAAAATCGAGTGTGTAACTGCAAAATGAGGTATATAGAAATGAACATAATAGAGATAGCAGGTAAAACCGCAGGATACGAACGAATTAACGATGACGCGGACCACTCGATATGGGTGTTTTACCCTGAGCAACTCCAAGCCTTCGCAGACGCAATCGCAAAAGGGAAAGATGCGGAGATTGAACAACTCAACGCCAAAGTTGGGATGCTGCGTGGTGCGCTTAATGAGTGTCTTGAGGACTCGAAAGAGGTTCTTAACGATTATCTGCAAAAGTATGGAGAAAATTTCAAGCCACATCGCGTAGAAGCGCAAAAGAAAATCATAGCAGAAGCGGTACAAGCCCTCTCTGCCACCGAGCAAGACGTAACACTGCTTCTTAATGGCGTTGAGTCCAATTCTATAGAAGCCATATTGCGGGGTGAGGATAAGTTAACTGAGCGTGGTGTTTTTAGCTATGGCAGGCGGATGCAACAGCCCCACGTTAGCGCGTTTGGAAAGGACTAATCTAGGCAACAGCTATTAACTAACTGGTGGATGAGATTAAATGAACGTACATTTTTCAAGCAAGACGGATTTACATGCAACACCACAAGGCTTTTTTGACAGGCTTAATGCTGAATTTAATTTTGAGGTGGATGTTTGCGCTACTAATGAAAACACAAAATGTGTAAGTTGGTTTACTAAAGAGCAGGACGGTCTTGCTCAAGAATGGAAAGGCGTGGTTTGGATGAATCCACCTTACGGTAGAGAAATAGGAAAGTGGATGAAGAAAGCATATGAATCTGCAAAGCAGGGCGCTATCGTCGTATGCTTAGTCCCTGCACGTACCGATACGAAATGGTGGCATGACTATGCAATTACGCATGAGGTTAGATTCGTAAAAGGGCGATTGAAATTTGGAGATGCAAAGAACTCTGCGCCGTTCCCAAGCGCCGTAATCGTTATGCGATAACGAGTTCGCAGAAAGCATTGAGCACCTTCCAGTGCTGACTGACAAGCAAACTGAGGTTCTTGAGCGCGTTTGGAAAGGACTAAGTAATGACAACCGATGAACAGATTGAAGGACGAATGATGATAACCGATGAACAGATGCTACAAATACTTGCAGCAATAGACCCTGAAACAAAGCGAGTACCAGAAGGGTTTAAACTATTCGCTCAAGAATGCTACCAGCTAGGCCAGAAGGATATGTATGAGCATTGTAAGGAAAGCTACGAGCAAGGCCGAAAGGATATGTATGAAGCCATCGCAGGAGTTGAGGAGGAGTGATGCGGCACATCGCATACTGGTTAGATGGCACTTGGTGCGATGACAGACAAATACCTGAGCTTGCATCCACCGATTACGATGTGGTGAATGTTCCAGCGACGATGATAGACGAGGAGATTGATGACTATGTTAAACGCATCACACAAAAAGAAAACGTATTATGCTCAGTGCTTTCAGTGGGACGGTAGCAATACCGAGCTTGTGGTAGAAACACTCAACAGTCATGGCTGTGAAGCATCACCCTACGATGGGAAGTTGATGCTCCGATGGCGCGACGACTGGCACAAGCCGTCCATTGAAATGATGCACTTCGGAGACTGGTTACGAATTGGCGAGAATGGGCAACTCAAGATTATGCGGCAGCCTGAATTTGATATGAAATACGAACGAATCTAAGTGCCACCCCTGCGGGTCGCTCCTCGCAATATAAAACGGACGTAGAGTGTTTGCATCGCAATGCAAGCTCGTAAAATTTAGGGGTGGTACTTAGACCCAGCAACGGTGGGTTCCATAAGGAGAAGAAATGTGCGAAGTTGAAAATGTATTACTGCAAATCGCTTTATGGCTTTGGGTTTTTTCCTCGCTCATGCGCGGGGCGCAACTGATTTACTATAATGCGAAGTACAAGAGTGATGTAAAAAAGTTCGCGGAGTTCCTAGTACGTGAAGAACTAAAGGGGTACAAATCATGAAAGAAAGACCTAAGCTCCACCCTAATCCAAGGGCGGAAGAGATGATTAACTATCTCGCATCCTACTGCGAAACAGGCATAGAGCAGCAATGTCTGAAACTTCTCGTAGGACTGCTTGATGAGACAGAAGCACAGCAAAAAGAGATTGAAGAACTGCTTGATGAGACAGCAGCGCAGCAAAGAGAGATCGAAGAACTGGAGGCGTCGCTATGACGCCGGAGGGAAAAATTAAGAAGGTAGTTAAGGAAAAGCTAAAGGCTGCGGGTGCATACAGCTATATGCCAGTAACAAATGGCATGGGCGCACCTTCTCTGGACTTCCTTGTTTGCCATCGCGGACGTTGGCTAGGTATCGAGACTAAGGCAGGTAATAAGCAGCCTACGGAGCGACAGTTAAACACGATGCTCGACATGCAGATGGCCGGGGGTAAGACATTGCTTATCAATGAGGTCGAAGGGCTCGAAGAACTTGAGAGGTGGCTAAATGAGTAACGACGTTTACTGTTTGGATTTTGAAACAGTGTTTGATACTAAGGCTAGGTATGGTCTTAAAAATATGACCACAGAGGAGTACATAAACGACCCACGTTTCAAAGTGCATGGGTGTGGGTATAGTTTCAATGGTGGCCCGGCGCGATGGGTTACAGCAGATAAGTTACCTGCGTTCTTCGGTAGTCTAGAACTAGACAAGAACTTTGTTCTTTGTCACAACGCCACGTTCGATATAGCTATTCTTACTTGGAAGTATGGATTCAAGCCGATGGGTATATTTGACACGCTATCTATGGCGCGTGCAGTGGTAGGTAATGAGGAACGCCACGGTCTAGATGCTCTAGCAGAAAAGTTCGGACTAGGTAGAAAAGGTTTTGAGTTAAGTAACTCTGATGGTGTAGTGAACTTGTCACTGGAAGGTGAGAAGGCGATGGCAGAGTATTGCTGTAACGATGTAGTTCTGACTTGGAAGTTGTTTAATGTATTAGCGAAGGGCTTTCCACATACAGACTACAAAGTTATTGACCAGACGATCAGGATGTTCACCGAGCCTGTATTTGAGCTAGGCGAGGCCGAGATACTTAGAGAGTTAGAGCTTGTAGAGGAGAAAAAGAAGTTCATGCTTGAGCGTGCGCAGTGCGAGCTGAAAGACCTGCGGTCTGATGTGAAGTTTGCTGAGGTACTTAGAGGCCTTGGTGTTGAACCACCAATGAAAATTTCAGAAAAGAAAAGTAAGAAGGCTGGTGTGCAGGTGATGGCGTATGCGTTTTCAAAAACCGATGCAGACTTTAAAGCCTTAGCAGAATCGGACAATGAGCTTGTACAGTTTGCTTGTGAAGCGAGGCTCGGATTAAAGAGTACGATTAAAGGTTCTAGAGCAGCCCGATTTAAAGGTATTTATGATCGTATGAAACGCTTACCGATCTCACTTAACTACTATGGTACTAGCACTGGGAGATACGCGGCGGGTGGGGCCATAAACGCTCAGAACATGCCGGCAGTACGTGGTAAAGATACACCCGATACAGCGTTACTTCGTAAGTCTATTAAGGCGCCGAAGGGTATGGTAGTAGTAGCGTCTGACTTGTCACAGATCGAAGCACGACTTGTTGTATGGCAGGCAGGGCAGCAGGATGTTCTTGAGTCATTCGCACAAGGTAGGGATGTGTATTCAGATATGGCGTCAGTTATTTTTGGTAGGCCGGTAGATAGAAAGAAGGTAGAGGCAGATTATATCCCGGGATTTATTGGAAAATGCGTAATTCTCGGATGCGGTTATGGGCTCGGCCATATGAAGTTCGCCGGTATGATGTACGCTGGAATGTTGGGTGGACCTAGTGTTTTGTTCGACGATGATATGGTTGAAATGCTTGATGTAGACGTAGATAGTTACGTCCGATGGGTGGCTGATAAGAAGGATTTAGTACAGCGTCTAGAAGAGTTGAAACCCTCAGCGTTAGACGGAGTTGTATGGCTAACACATGTAGCATGCGCATTCAGTATCATAAATACTTTCCGCGAAAAGAACCCAGCTATCCCACAGTGGTGGAAGAGCTTAGAGAAAGTAGTAGGCGCTATGTATCGCGGGGAAGAAAGTGATGGAGATTTATTAGGTGTTCGTAAAAATAAACTTTTACTTCCTAATAGACTTCCGCTATACTTCAAAGACCTTGAGCTTAACAAGACTGATTATTCTTGTGTAAGGAAGAAGGAGGGTAGGTTGCAGAGGGTTAAAGTGTATGGTGGCGGCGTAGCAGAGAACTGTAGTCAAGCGTTGGCAGCAATAGTAGTTAAAGAGATTATGGCGCGGTCTACATTCAGGCCGTTACTGCAAGTGCACGACGAAATAGTTTTCTGTGTACCCGAGTCAGAGAAGGAAGATGCAATGAAAGAGATTCACGCGAATATGAAAATAACACCTGGTTGGGCCACCGGACTACCACTTGATTGTGAGACAGATTGGGGATTTAGTTACGGTAAAACTGAGGGGGTATTTAAATGCTAGTAGACTATTCAGAAGCACTGCTCGATGCTGAGCGCAGATTAAAGCTAGCGCATGATGAGATGAATGAGAAACGGTATCCGGCGGCGAGCATCCATTTACGGGAGGCTATTGCCGATGTCCGAATTGTTTTGATGTGGATTGCCAACGAGATGGAGAAACAGTGATGATTAAAGTACCGTACCAACTAAATCTTGAGGCCGTGCACCCTGCGGTATGTCGTATAGAACTAGACCAAGTTAACTGGGGTAATACAATAAATGCAGGTGTGGTAGTGGGTGAGATCACTGAGATTGATTACTCAGTTCGGAAGACAGACGTAGTATGGGCACCGCCGCGCGGTGCAGTTAGTTGCATTGCGCAGTCCCTCACCGTTTCAGCTAACATCGAGTGCGGTTGGAACTACGCCCTGTCTTACGTGGGGGATACGCAGCTAAGTCGGTACCGAGAAGGGGGCCATTACATTGAGCACATAGATACACTGACTCCTGATGCTGATAACCTGCAGCGTAAGCTGACAGCAGTGGTATTGCTGAACAATAGCAATGAGTTTGTAGGGGGTGATCTTGAGTTATGCATGCCGAGCGGTGAATGGAAGCGCGGGTTACTACAGGACGCTGGGGATATGATTGTGTTTCCCTCGTTCATGCTGCACAGAGTTACGCCGGTCACCTCAGGCGTGCGTTATACATCGGTTACTTGGGCACTCGGCCCAGCGTTTAGATAAGGAGAAACAAAATGAGAAAGCCAAAGCTACCCCTAACTCTCAAGGGTAACGTAGATAAGAGAACCACCCAATACAAACACTATATGGCGCAGCTCGGTGAGAGTGCAATTGAGGAAGTCCCCCCACCGTCCTTTGGCGGTATTGGTATCACAGGTCAACGATATGAGCTGCTTGGTGAACCGGGCGAGAAAACGCAGAGCGTTCTTGAAGAAGCCCAGATGCTGATTCATGGTGACAGAGAAAAAGAGTATGGACATCCAGCTAAGAACCTACGAGCTATTGCTAATATGTGGGAGATGTACTTGCATGAGAAATACGATGCGCAGCTCCCCCTTGATGCCGCAGATGTTGCATGGATGATGACGTTACTCAAGATGTGTCGTGACTTCAACGGTGCGAAGAGAGATACAATTACCGATGCCGCAGGTTATATTGGTTTGATTGGGAGAGTGAGGTATGGATAAGATTATGAAGTTCTTCACTAGGTCTAATAAGCGTCAAGAACCCCATCCGGACTTGGAGGTACATCCATAATGGCGCACTCATTTAGTAGCGTCAGTACCTTTCAGGAGTGTCCTCGTAAATATCACGAGACAAGAATCTTAAAGTTGCACCCTGTAGTGGAAACTGAGGCAATGCGATGGGGTACTGAGATTCACCTAAAGTGTGAGGAGTACCTTCGGGATGGTAAGCCAATAGGTGAGACAGGTATCCCTGCATTGCAGGACATCTTAGATTCACTCAAGGGTCTCGAAGGGGGCATGAACTGTGAGCTGGAGATGTCATTTGACAGGAACTTTAACCCCACGACTTTCAGGACAGCAGCGTCATGGTTTAACGGTATTGCAGACGTAGCAGTCATTAACGGAACACGCGCCTTCATCGGGGATTTCAAAACGGGTGGAGATAAGTACCCAAAGGTTAAGCAGCTAGAACTGATGGCCTTAATGATTATGCTACACATACCTGAAGTTCAAACTGTAGATGGGGCGTTGCTCTTCGTGGTGCCGGGGACTATAGTGAATGGTAGCTATAAGCGGAGTGACATTGAAAAGTATAAAAACTATTGGATGGTTGAGGCTGGTAAAATAGAGTCGTCTGAGCAGGTTGGCATATGGCCAGCAAAATCCAGTGGCTTATGCCCTTGGTGCCCATGTGAAGACTGCGAACATCACCGACCTAAACCGAAAGGGAGAACATGAAATCAAGTCCAGCTAAGCTAAAATTTATGGCTGAATATCAGAAGTCACCAGAAGAGATTAAGAAGCGAGAGGCAAGAAACAGAGCTCGGTATGCGGCGCTAAAAGCTGGTACGGTGCACAAAGGTGACAAAAAGCAAGTTGACCATAAGGTCAGACTCGCTAAAGGTGGTAGCACTGACTTAAGTAACACCCGCGTTATCTCCGCGAAGGAGAATGAAGGATGGCGCAAGGGTAAGAAAAACTACGGGTAATCTAAATGGATATCATTGATAACAAAGCGCTCCTAGTAAAAACTAGGAAGCCTGAGCTCTTTACGCCCCTAGAAAAACACCACGTACTCAGTGAGGCCGAAGGTGTCTATGACGTGCTGGTGCACTGGGGACAGGAAGAAGTAGAGTACATGACCGCGAATGGTTTTTGGAAAACACCCAGCCCGATACTTAAGGACTATGTGTGGCCGGGGCAGTACAAACCAATGGAACACCAGCGGACAACAGCTTCTTTTGCAGCGGCTAACCCTAGGTGCTTTATATTTAACCATGCCGGAACAGGAAAAACGAGCGCGGCAATATGGGCTGCTGACTACTTAATGACCTTAGGGAAGGTGCATCGTGTTCTTGTTGTGTGCCCTATGTCGATTATGCAAACTGCTTGGATGGATGACTTGTTTCACACGGCAATGCACAGAACGGCGGCGGTGTGCCACGGTAGTGCGAAGGTAAGGGAGAATATAATCAACGGTGATTACGAATTTGTAATCATTAACTTCGATGGTGTAAAGATCATTAAAGACAAGGTAAAGAAACCATTTGATCTAATCATCGTTGATGAAGCGAATTTTTTGAAGACCCATACGACCGATCGC